TTTCATAAGAAGAGTTGACCTCTTCGAGTCCCCTTCTAAAAGATGTAATAGCCATCTGGATATCTTTCTTTAGTTAAAGGGACTTCCAAAGTCACCAACAAATAAACCACCAAAATTAGGTTGTTGAAGTGGAGTTGAATCCCCTTCTTTAACAACAACCATAGTATCAGGAACGCTTACCTTTGGCATTGGATTTTCGTCATAGAAGACTGGGCGAGCAAAGTTCCCTGCATACATGCAGACATATCTTAGCGCGTCAGCAATGTGGTCATCGACGTTACGAGTTTCGCAGTCGTCTGGTTTCGCCTTGCTTCTTGGTAGTGCCGGAATTTGTTCAATAAACTGTGGGCACGTATCTTCAAAAACGTGAATCATCGGGCAGCGTTCCCAGCCCATAGCGCGGTGCATGTCGCACGCAGGACCGTCGTTTAGGTACTGGTGTACACGTGACCAACCGTTGATACGGTCGTTGTCCGCTTTGATGATTCCGCAGCCTTCTATACCATAGATGTCTGCGATTGACATGGGAGTTCCGCGACTACCCCACATAGAGGGGTCAGCGACTCGCATGACTTCGGATTCACCGTGAGAGCGTTCTGCCTCAAGGATTAATTTTGCCTGGTCATCAGCATTGACGCCAGAAACACAGATTTCTCTGTAGACCCAGATTCGGCTATCATTGTCAACAGCAATCCACACGACCGCAAATGGGTCTCGGAATCCATAGTCAATACCGGCGTATCTAGGCCATTCTTTGGGCATGTCAAAGGAACGTACAACGTGCTTTGAGTACTGCCACTGTTCGAAGAACTGTCCGACCATTGCGTCCCAGTCACCGTCACGCATCGCGGCACGACGGCGGGGGTCTGGAATCGAGTCAAGAACAGCGTGATAACCTTCGTTAACGTGAGGGTTATCTGTTACCTTTGCCTGAATAAAGGCAACGGTGCGACTTCGCTTGCTATCCCCGACTTCTTCGGTGTAGCGTATTTTCCCTCGTTTTGTGGGATTAATGAATCGGTCTTTAAGATATTTGTGACCGACGCCACCAGGGTTGGTGGCCAAGCGAAGACCTATAACGGGAACCAAACGGCTACCCGAACGAAGACGCTCTTCAATGTGCTGGATAACAGCAGGAAGCATTTGAGAGGCTTCGTCAATGTAGAACGCCTGATACTCACCACCGAGGATTCGGGATGCGTCAACCAGGTTTTCTGCATATGTAAAGTTAATAACCGAGCCATTTGAGAACTTCAAGACCTTGTTGGTTGAGTTCCACTTGGCACCGATGTCTCTTGCATAATTCCATTTTGCAAGTTGAGCCAAAAATGACTCTTCAAGTTCCGGGTATGAACGACGGAAACAACCAATCTTCATACCAGGGAAATTCGCGGCGTTCCAGAGCGCATCCATCAAGAATGCAGCGGTGTTGTGCGTAGGAATAAGGTTTTCAGTTACCAGGAAAAGGTGGTCTGGTGAAGAAACCTTAAGACACTTCATGTCTCGCTTTCCAACACGCTCCGCAGAAACAATGTAACGGAAGTTTGTGGTACGGCGTTCTTTGCCCAAAAATGGCTCAAGACGTTCTGCTTTGCGGGTCAGGCTAAAAACCTGAACCTTTGCACGGAACTTAACGCGCCATGCAGGGCCACAGTCTTTACCGTCCAGTTTCGTACGAAATTCACGAACACTAACCTTGTGCCCAAAAGAGCGTGCCAAAAATGCTACGGCTTCGGTAATGTCTTTGTTGGTGTTAGCAAACTCAACGGTGCCATTCTTAAGGCAGTTTCCGTCAGTGTCCATCAAACCACGAAGCAATTCAAGACGTTGTTCGGCGGATGTGAAAAGGTATTTAGCCGGAACGTGCTTATTTACAAGAAGGTTAAGTTCCTTTAGTTGCTTTGAAAGCCCATCAAAGGTAACGACACGAAGATTACGTTCAAATCGGTTGGACTTTACGGGAATGCTCTTTGAGCACTTTTCGAAAATCTCATCGTCAATTCCGCAGATTCTTCCGCTTCCTGAATAACCATCACCAAGCCATGCACCAAGAACGTAAGGGTCGATTGGAAGAATGCGTTCTGGCATCTCCAACGTCCCACAAACTGGTACAGCGTGGTTGTTGCGACCGTCTGGGGTCTTAAGAGTGTCTACAATTTCAGCAGTGGTACGAACGGTTCCAGTCGGAACGTCCTTGTATTCGTAATCACGTTCGGAATTGCGCTTTTTTAACGCTTCTGAGAACTTAATCGACTTGATGTTACCGGCACGTGAAGAACGCTTTGCCTGACGGCGTTCCCGCCACTCTGGGTCGAGACGTGTCAGTTGAGCGAGTTCCTTGGCATCAAAAGTGAGCCAAAGGTGTTCATCGTTTACAATTACGGTTGAGCCGTCGTCAAAAGTAAGTTCATAACCTTCATGGTAGTGAACAGGTGACTCTTTTAGAACTTCGTAAGGCTTTCCGTCACGTCCGAAGATGGTATCACCAGCGTGAATATCCTTCAAAAGTTTGAAGCCATCGGGCGTGGGGATGGAAGTGGAGTTAATATCCAGTTCCTTACCACCACCAGCCGCACCACCATAAAGAATTGCATCAATTCTTTCGGCAGATGCAGCATGAAATACTTGCTGTCGTTCAGTCGGTTGATACCCCAAAATGCTAAAGACATCTACCTGTTCGGGGACGACTGCGTTTGAGATAAACTTACTGAAATTTGACATTACTTAATCCAGAAGTACAAAGACCAAGCCAATCCCATAACACATGAGAAAACGATAGAAAAAGCCATCGCACCCTGAAGTGCGGTAAGGTTTTCCAGGTAATTAACTCGTGCCTCTTCTTGCTTTACAGTAAGTTCATTACTGCGTTCCATGAAGGACATCATCTTGTCGTACTGAGAATCGCCCATAATTCGGCGTGCTTCAACTTCGCCTTCTCCAACCAGATTTCCCAGTTGTTGTGCAATGCTTTGCTCGGCTTCGTTGTGAAAATTGCTGTTTTCGTTCATGGTGCGCTCCTAAAATTTGAAATCGTCAACGTCCTCGTCGGACATTAACCTTCGGATGAATTCGTCGTGCGCGGTCCATTGCAAGTCCACAGGGAGTTTCCTCAACATGCTAACTTGCCATTTTTCAAAGCCCAATTGATAAAGTTCTTCATCAGTTGGGACACAATTGCACACCTCAACCGGGGTACAATAATGGCGATTCTTACTCACAAGTTACCACACTTTTTTTATTTGTCAAGTATTTAAAACTTAACGTCGGGCAGGGGGTTGCTCAGTTACAAGTGGGATGCCTTCTGAGGACTTGAGTTCACGCTTAAAAGCCTTCCAACGGAAGCGGTCTGGCGCTCCTGCGTCAACCCATTCCATATAACATGGGGTGCAGTAAGCAGACTTAACGGCAGGAAGAACCATGCAAATCTCGCAGGGCTCTGATGTTGGCCTCTTGCGCTTCTTTTCCACCCCATCCCTCAAGAACTGAATGCTCTGGATGATTTGGCGCATATTGTCTTCCGCCTGGATGATTTTGCGCTCGATGGACTTGACTTCCTCACGAACTGGGTCGTAAGGCTTCTTGTTTCGTTCCTTGGCCATGACAGCCCTCTCCACAGAGGAAGAACTAGGCAATCCACCGCTTCGCGCAACGGCGACACTTGAAGAACTTGACGTGTAGTTATCCACACTGATGGCATCACGCCTGACCAATTCTTCGAGGTCTTCAATCTTTAATTTGTTGGCGAACTTGTTAATGTTTTCAAGGCTTTCGACCATACGCTTCAGTCTTTGCTGAGAACGTTGGTTTAAACTTTTCGCCACAAATTTCTCCTTAAACGTTGAATGGCACCTAAGGCGTGCCCACTTAATAACAAGTTAACCACAGGTTTTCCACTGCGTCAAGTATTTAAGAAGAAAACTTTTCGTATGCCTTTAGAAGTACAACAAATTGCTCAAGTGACAATGTAACGTAAGCCTGTTGAGTCCCCTTTCGGGCACGCTTGTGGATAACTGCCCACAACTTCCCAGCCTTTTTTCCAGAGGTCTCTGCTTGCGTGCACCACTCGGAAAGAGCCATTGCTTTGTGGTTCTTTGCTTCCAGAACCATAGGAACATTGCGAATATCCCCCAAAGCCATGTCAAGGCTCCCCCAACGTTCTGCGTCAGGAAAACCGTTTTCCTTTAGGAAGTTAACAATAGATGTCTCGAAAGACGTTCCCTTTGCTCTTGCCTTACTCATTCTCTAGCACCGTTCGGTCAATGCGACCAGAGTTGGTTTCAAAGTAGTCGTCCATTGTTTCCGTAGACCAGTAAAACCCGCAAACCAAACACTTCCGGTGCAAGTGCTCATCGCTTCTTTGGCAAAGGCACTTTGAAGTCGTAGGAAGTTTGACGTAGGTTGTAAGGATTGTCGCCCGAATGGTGCGCTTAGATTCCGTCCACTTCTTTTCCTTTGCGTCATAAACTTGCTCGGAAGAAACAGAAATACTGTCGTCCTCGCACACAATCCCACATTTGGGACATTCGGAAATCACAACGCTCTTGCTAAGAGGCTTTGCAAAAGAAGAAAGACTTTCGCCAACGGAACGAGCAACCATTACTTCAAGTCCTCAATAAATTGCTTAAGACCGTGCCAAATCACATACCAAGGCCACAGAAATGAATCTCGAATCATAGAGGGAATGAATCCCCGCATACTAAATGCAACACCCTTTGACAGAAATACAGCCTTTGCTCGGCTTGCTATTTCAAGATAACGAAGAAACAGAAGTGCGGCTGGGGTCAGGTAGACTAAAACAATCCAATTAAACCAAGTCATTTGGCACTTCCTCCAGTTCTCCGTAGACTTCATTCCAGATGTCGTTGCTCACAATAGAGGCGGCGGCAACGTATCCACCTTGCAAATAGCAAATGCCCTCTTCAATTACTCGCTCTGCGTCTTCAACGCCCAGGACTATTGCTGGTGTCTTCCCGAACTCGGAAACATTAAAGTTAAGTTCGGTGATGGCGTAGATGCGCTCACCCTTTGAACGGAGTCTTGCGGAGCCAACGTGACGCGCTGGGTCAAAGTCAACATACAATGGAACAACGTGAGGAACCTTTACGTCTCGGTAAGTCAATTCCGGCTCATTTACGTGTGCTAGTGCTACGTAACGCTTCTTTGATTTTGCTTTCATATCTTTCCTTTTTTAAAAACCATAGCACGGGGCAACGGTTTATTAATTGCGGTAGAATTCCCGAAGTTCTTTTTGGTAGGACTCCGTAACGCTCCAAGCCATATAAAGCCTGTCAATTAACCATTCTACATCAATAGCCAGTTGGTCAAGAGAACTGGAAATTACCTCATCGCCACTTTGATAATCGTATATGGCATTTATTAAATCCATAATTTCATTTATACGAATTATCTCTGATTCACTCCGCATCGTGAGTCCAAATCCCGTTCCTCAAAGTGAGGGGTTTATTGCAGATGCTACAGAAGTTTCTATAGGCGCCCTCATGGAGCATCGGTTCTGGTTCGTGTTCAACATGAACAACTTCTGTAAATCTTTTCATACAAAGATGCTACCCCCACTTTTTTAAAAATCAACCATTTAGTTCTTGACAACGGCGCTTATTAGTGGTACATTTAAAAAACGGCGCCAATGCCGTAAACCTATAGGAGACAGACATGTCATCAACTGCAAACATGATTACGGCAGTCGCTGCATCTTGGGCTGGCACAGCAGGCGGAGTAATCACCGTCATTCTGCAAAAGGCCAAGAAGTACGAGAACGAGGCAACATCATACATTCTTCACGTTGAAAACACATTCAACAACATCCTTGATGAAGTGGAGAAGGTACAGGCACAGATTGCCGCTTTGACGCCTGCGCCCGCACCGACACCGGCTCCAAAGCCAGCCGCTTCAAAGGCACCTGCCAAGAAGGCAGAAGCCGCTAAGAAGCGTTTGCGATAATTCGCAATGGCCTGTAGTTCAATCGGCGGAACAAACGACTGTTAATCGTTAGGTTGGAGGTTCGAGCCCTCCCAGGCCAGCAAAGCAGTAAAAATTGAGGGGTGGCGGAATTGGCAGACGCTTCTGGCTGTAAACCAGACCTCAATAGAGTTCGGGGCTTCGAATCCCTCCCCATCGACCCACTCCCCGGTGGTGTAACAGGCAACACAACAGACTTTGAATCTGTTATTCCACGTTCGAACCGTGGCTGGGGAACCACTTAACATGAAAGGAACAAAGTGAGGGAAAGTTCAGCAAAAGAACCTTGCCCAGGTTGCGATGGTGAGAAATTAAAGTCCTCTCTTTTGTGTTTTTCTTGTAGAAAACTTGCGCAAACACAGGAAGACCACCCTAATTGGAAGGGCGGGAAATACGATGATTGCCCTAGATGCGGTGGTCAGAAATTAAGACAATCTAAATCTTGTCGCTCCTGCTTCGGAACGAGATTTGAAGATGGCGTGCATGTGAATGCAAGGGAATGGCAAAAAACTTTCCGCAAAACGCCGACGGGTAAAAAACATGTCCGTTCAATGAATTTAAAAAAATATGGATTGACAGTTGAAGAATATGATGTTATGCTTTCTAACCAGGGCGGCGTTTGCGCTTCATGCAAAAGAGTTGAAACACATAGGAACCAATTTGGCGTTGTTAGTCTTGCCGTTGACCATGACCACGAAACTGGTGAAGTTCGTGGACTTTTGTGCGGAAGATGCAATCGGGCTCTTGGGCTTTTGTGGGACGACGTTAAAAATATAGAGAATTTAATGAATTACAGGAAAGGGTATAAATGAAAACAATTTATCTTGCCGGGAAAATGTCGGGCGTTGAAAAATGGAACTTCCCAGCCTTCGACAGAAACAGAGATTTTTTGAAGGACTGCGGTTGGAATGTCATATCTCCCGCAGATTTAGATAGGGCCATTGGTTTTGATGAAAATGACCCCGACGTTGTTTTCACCGAGCAAGACTTCCACCTTGCTATGAAGCGTGACTACGAAGCAATTCTTAAGAGCGACGCTATTGCGTTTATGCCTGGTTGGGAAAACTCAACTGGTGCAAAACTAGAGCGAGACTTTGCAGGGAAACTTGGTCTTACTATGTACCGAGTAGATGCGGATAAGGAATACCTTGAGCGAGAAATGATTATTGGTTTGTGCGGGTTTGCTCAAGTCGGTAAGGACTGCCTGGCAAAGGAATTGGTATCTCGTTTTGGTTTTGAGCGCCGTGCTTTTGCCGACACTCTCCGCAACGTTTTGTATGAACTAAACCCAATAATTTACGGGGATGGCCCAGGAAACGTTGAGCGAGTTAAGGACTTAGTTGATGCTTGGGGTTACGAACGAGCAAAGATAGAGCACCCAGAGATTCGTGCACTTCTTCAGCGACTTGGGACCGAAGCCGGACGCAAGTACATTGCAGAGGACATTTGGAGCCGTGTCGTATTTGAGAACGCTCATGGTCCGCGCCTTGTAATCCCGGACGTTCGCTTTCCAAACGAAGCAAAGGCAATTCAAGACCGTGGCGGAATTATCGTTCGCATCACCCGTGAAGGGTACACGCCAATCAACGCACACGTCTCAGAGATTGCCTACACCGACCAAGATTACATTCTTGTCAACGATGGTAGCCCCGAAGACTTGTACAAGAAGTTTTTGGAAAAAGTAATAGTACCTTTGGGGTGGAACTAATGTCATTGTCAGCAAAGGTATGGGCTGCTTTAAACGCACAATTTAAGCAACCCTGGTATCGCCCGTGGCAACGTGGATACACAAAGGCTTGTCAGGATATTCTCTTACTCCTTCAGGAAGATTGCCCGGTGGAAGTAATTCCCATTGAAGAATACAGGGCAATTGAAGGTTTCATCGAAGGGCTAAAGAACGATTATTGGAGAGACGAGAATTAAAGATGAAATCTTTTTGGCAAAGAAACTACGACAAAGAGTTGCGTAGGAGAGACAATAACAAATCACAGTTGGAGCGAATGTGCAGATGCGGTCACCCTGGCGTGGAGCACATGTCTCACAGCGGTAGCACAATTTGTAGAAACAAGGAAGGCTGGGAATACGAAAGGTGCCCTTGCCCATATTTCAAGAAGGCTAAATGAGTTTAGAGCAAGCAAAATACCCGATTGATTTTACTTGGAGGGAACTGTTTATTCTTGACGACGTTTTGCACTACGCGGTTGAAGAAAACGGTTACGACGTGACCGAAGAACTTATGAGTCTTCTAAAGAAGGTGTGCGACATTTTTGACAAGGTTTGTTTTGTGGGGAATGACGAATGAGTAGTGAAATTAAATGGTTAGAAAATCCAAAGGATAAGCATTTTGATTCCGCCCAGGAATACTTGTCTTTGATTATGTGGCCCATTGAGGCAAGAACAAAAATCCAGCAGTTGCGGTATGCGTCTAACTCTTCTTTTAAGGCAAAGGACATATTGCGTGCAAGCAAATTGTCCCTCCTGCCAAAGAGGGACGAAGGGGTTGATGACAAGATGGACAAGATTGAAGATGAGGAATGGCTTGCTCCAGTTCTTCTTGTCCGCGGTCAGAATCAAACGCTCATCATTGCAGACGGATACCACAGGGTATGCGCCTCGTATTACGTTGACGAAAACACCGAAGTTCCGTGCAGAATAGTTTAAAGGAAAGGGAAGCGATGAAACAAGAAGAACGCCAAATTCTTTTAGAAACGGCAATCGCTCAGATTGAGCATTCCACTCACTACGAGGGGTGCTATAAGTATCACCCTTGGTGTGCTGTGATTGAACTAATAGATGAGCCAAAATTCAAGGTAGGCGACCTGGTTAATTCTATTTACCATAATTGGCCTATACCCCATGAAGTTTTGGGAATTAACTACTACAAAATAAAATTCTGTTGGCCTGACGGGGACAGTTACGAAGTATATTTTCCTGAATCCCAACTTGTTTCTTGGGAGGCGGAAAACAAATGCAATCACCGTGGTTTTGCGCATTTCACGGATTCGTACTTTGAACACCTTTTTTCTAGTGGTCAATTTGTTTACTGCCCCAAGTGTGGAGAGAAATTATGAGTTTATTCGGAAATTTACTTGGAGACGTTTTTTGCATCTCTGTTTTTTATTACGTTTTTGCCGTATGCAAACAAAAGTTCAATCAATCAAAATGCGTTCACTTGCAGGGTGATGCTAACTTTTTTCTGAATAATGAATTTATTGGTACTCAGAAAATTAAGTATTGCCTTAAGTGTGGAAAGAAGTTGAAGTGACTGTGAAGCAATACCGCAAGAAACCTGTCTTAATTGAGGCAGTCCAACTGCGCTGGGATACTTGGGGGGAAGTCTGTGAGTTCATGGAAGGCGCGGACTTTCAAGGCGTATACATTCACCCCACCGATGACACCTTGTTTGACAGGGAGTTCAACTGGGCAGACGCTCGTATCGGTATGTTTATTTTGACACTGGAAGGCGAAATGCTTGCTATTGAGGGTGACTACATCATCAAGGGCGTGGCTGGTGAATTCTACTCGTGCAAGCCAGCAATCTTTGACTTGACTTACGATGAACAATGAGATTTAGGTCTAATTGCCGCCACGATTTTTGGGAAGACGCATTCAATGAGATGCGTTCGGCGCTTATAGAGAACCGCGAGCCCAACCAGAAAATGTTTGATAATCTTACAAAGGCGACGGGGGAGAGACCTCGATGCCCTAAATGTGGAAAGAAAATTAAAAAATGATTACACAATTTATTACATACAACACAAGCAATGACGTACCAGACATGACAGTTTCGCCGTCTCAAGTCTTTGACGAATTCGACGCAATCTCCGAGGTGCTTATTAACCGCACACTTGAAGCACTTGGTATTCTCGAAGACCCTCGTTTTAGCCCTGCGGTCGCACGTGAGTTTGCAATCATGGCATTGAACGGTGAACTATGAGTGGCTACATAAGCAAAGAAGATAGAGAACGCGACCCTGATTGGCAAAGACTTTTCCTTCGGAATAACGAAACGTGTGATTATCTGATGCACAGGCATTGGATACCTCAAGACCCTCAGGTTTGCCCAAAGTGTGGAGAGAAATTATGACTCATTATTGGAGTTGGCTACTGACCGCTATCGGCATCACTGGACTTATCGGTGCTGGGAAAAAACTGTGGTGGTCGTGGCTTATCGGACTGTCGGCGCAAGGGCTGTGGCTCACCTACGCCCTAGCGACCAAGCAATACGGCTTCGTAGTATCGGCATTGGCTTACGGCGTGGTCTACGCCCGAAATGCTCACTTGTGGCACAAGCAAAGTGGAGAGAAACTATGAAAAAGAACCGCAGATACTACACCGTGCCACTATGGCTTGCTCAACTTACAGGTGCGATACTGGTTATGAATATTTTCTATGCCATCTGGACGGCGTACCGATGACCCCCGAAGAACTTAAAGCCTATCGAGAGAAGCACGCCAATTCTTCGGGCACGCTCAATGGACAACCCGTAGAAAACTGTTGCTTTTGGTGTACCACACGCAAGTTCGACTTACCCGTGGCCTACCCCTGTGACGTTATCAAGGTACTGGACGAATTAGATAAAGCGGAAGCCCACATTGAAAGAATCATGGAAGAGTTGCGCATGGTAAGCCCTTCTCAGGCTGATGCGATGGAATTGCTAAGGAGCATGCTATGACCCACGAAAAACTAAAAGTAGGGGCTGTAATTTGCGACATTGATGGAACCGTTGCAATCAACGACGGACACCGAGGCCACTTTGAATGGGACAAAGTTGGTGCTGATGTTTACAACGTAAATGTTGTTCACATTATTTACCTACTCATGTCTGCTGGTGTTTTTGTAATTTTTGTTTCGGGGCGTGAAGAAGTATGCCGTGAGCAAACCCTTGAATGGCTAACCAACATGTGGCCTGGTGTGGAAAATGAACATCTCTTTATGCGAGCAAAGGGCGATTTCCGCGACGACACGACTGTCAAGAGGGAAATTTACGAAGCAAACATTGCGGGCAAGTACGACATCATTGGCGTTTTTGACGACAGGAACAAGGTCGTAAAGATGTGGCGTGAGATTGGCCTTACCTGCTTTCAGGTAGCGGAAGGTGATTTCTAATGAACCCCGGCGAACGCAAAGCGTTGATGTTTGCACAGAACCGTGCGGAAGAACTTCTACTTGCCCTTGTTGCTGAAAAGTTAATGGCGCACAAACCATTGCGTCCAAATGAAATGGAAGAGCCAGTGACGGACCACTACAAAGGTTATTACGACGGTTGGTGGGACGCAGTGCAGCAACTTTCTGACATCATTGACAATCACGTAGAAGGGAACGAGAGCAGACTATGACACCCGAAGAACGTAAAGCCCTAAGGGAAAATCACAAGCATTACCGTACCGTACGCATACACGTAGAACGATACCCAAAAGAATTGTCCGCCTGGCGAGTTCGTCTTATCAAGCAAGCCATTTGGGCTAAATGGATAATCATAGCAAGTCTCGGTAGAGTATGGATAAGTATTTATGGCCCATTCCGTTATTGGGATGGGGGATGTCCGAAATGTGAAGAAACATTATGACATCGGATGAACGCCAAGCCTTACGAGAAAAGCACCGTTGGGAAATGAACAACGAGGGCGATGACCGCTGTTCTGGCTGTTTTAGTTACGATTACCCTTGCGACGTAATCAAGGTTTTAGAAGACTACGAACTGCTTGAAAAGCAATACCAAATCATTTTTCAGTTGAACCAAGAACTAATTAGGAGCCAACTATGACCCCCGATGAACTAAGACTAAAACATTCACCACTTGAATTAAGCCAGGGGAAGACTGCGCCCGTTGCCTACTGCAAGGGCTGCTCCGGTCCAAATGCAAACCTTACTGTTAAATGGCCTTGCGATTTGATAAAGTTTTTTGAATGTTATCCGTTCAAAATAGACCCAGAATATAGGGTTATAGACGAAAGGTATTATTTATGAGCGATTGCTTGCACATTGAAAAGACAACCAATCTGGACGGTGAAGTAGTCGAGCGTCCGTGGCGACGTATGTTCTGCCCAGACTGCGGAAGTCGCCTAGAGGAACCAGGTCCAACACGACCTTTCAAGTTAAAGCCGTACCAACGATGAAAGAAGAAGGAATGCTTGAGCAACTAAGAGGGATGG